CTGGTTCGTGTTCATAGTCGTCCGTTCAGGGTGGACAAGACCTCCTTCAGTACCTGTATAACTGATGTAGACGTGTTTTAGCGATACCTTCGCATGCTAACCTTGTGTTAACGTATAACTTGTCGGCTATGTTAGTACGGCCTCTCCAATAACGCAATCCTTGTCTAAAAACTGCTTGTTTAACAAATGCGCTAAGCGTTGGATTAATAGTACTAATTGGTTCGAGCGGGGTGTCTCCTAGTGTTAAACTAAAAGCATCAGTCCTGTGCCACCCTGACTTTTCGAACGATTTTGCCTCTATGTAGAAATCTGGATACACGTTTTCCAAATACTGCATTAGTGGTGTGGTCTTTTCTCCTCTCATTGTCTTGAGTATTGTATATTGTCGCAAAAATTCAGCTATGTGTGGAAAGCTGTTGTCAACCGGTTTGAAAGTCTTGAATCTAGTCTTGGGCCAAAATGGAAGTGTATTTTCTAAACAGTGTGGTGTGTCAACGTTTATGACTCTCAAAATGCTAGGTGTTTTTACACTGGTCCATTTGACTTCTAGTTTTTTATATGCTTCAATGACTATTCTAGAATAGCTACTTTGTATTCCGGGTATATCGTCGGCTACCATCTTTGCTGTAAACTCTCTTTGCTGATATTCTTTTGACTCACTCTCATCAAGATTCATCCATCCAGGCGTTGTTGGATTACCTAGTCCTTCTACTCGTGCTAGTGGTTTTCGAGACGTTGGTAGACGTCTGTCAGGTACCCAACCACTCCATTCGTACAATCCTAGTCCTCCACGCCTCTTCGGTAATTCTAGCCATTTATAACTCTGTCCAACCAACTTGCTCCATTTCATTTTTGCTGCGTGATGAATTCTATCTAGTTTGACTCCTAACCTGCGTTCTAATAGATGAATATTACTTACTAAAGTGGTAATTTCACTATTCTGATCCCAAGGTTGTGGATTCCAAGGTTTACGCTGACTTAAAGAAGGCATGGCTCGAACAGGCCATCCGATACTAGCATCGGTTGTGATCTGTGTTCTCAAAAACTCTCCTTCTCCTTGGGTTATTCCAAATTTTGAATTGTTGCCAATGGCATTAATAGACTGGTAACATAGTCTAAAAATGTAACACTCCGCTGCAGTGTTGCACACTATGAGACTATCATCTCCTCTCAATACTTCCTGTCGGACTGGATCGTATCCGAGAATTTGTTCACATTTGTCGCGAGCTATACGTGTCATGATGCTGTTCCAGACATTTCCTACTAATGAAGTGACTCTTACTCCACTAGGTAACCCTCCGACTATGTTAAAAATTTTCTTCTCTCCATTGATTTCTCCGGACAAGGTAGATTTCGAATAAGACTTAACTA